GAATCAATTTTGTCGTTATCAGCCGGCTCAGAATGTCCCGGGAGAATTCCGGGGCGACCAGCACCAGCTCCTTTTTCCCTTGGCTGGCAATTGAACTAATCAGGCCGAGCAGTGCCCCGATCGCACTCTCGTCGATGCGCTGATTCGTCACGAGAATCAGCGGGTTCTCAATGATGCATTCCCTATTGTCATTCGTAATAAAATACTCCGACGTATAGCCGGTATCAAGTTCAATCCCTTTGAAAATCTCATACTCGCTCTTCAGCCCCTCCTCGACAGAGACGTAGCCATCCTTGCCGACCTTCTCATAGACCTCAGTGACCATCTTCGCGATCCACTCATATTCCCCCGCGACAAAGGCGACATTAAAAATGTCGGCCGGGGTAATCGGTCGGGCGGAGGCCCGAAGATTCTCGACGACTGTCTCGCACCATTTGTCGAGATTCTTCTTCAGTTCGACTGCATTGATCTTTTTCTTGAGCAGCGACCCATCATCTTTTAGGGAATCAAATAGTTTGTCGACGATAGCCTGGAGCAGCACCGCGGTCGTCGTCGTGCCATCGCCGCCGGCGGCCGATGCAATCGACAGCGCTTCTTTTACCATGCCGACACCGAGCTGCTCCGTCTCGTCGATCGCTTCGATCGCCATCGCCGTCGACACCCCGTCGTTCGTGATGTACGGCGTAATGTCCTGCCGACCAATGACCGTATTGCGGCCGCCAGGTCCGAGCGTCGCTTTCACCGCGTCAGCAACAAGGTCAATTCCCCGTTTGAGAGCATCCCGCGCCTCCTGCCCCTGTTTAACAATTTTCATTGAAGGTTACGTTCCATTCATTATACCACTCAATTGTTGAGCTGCAAGGGGCAACAAAAAACCACCCGAAGGTGGCTTCTTGTTTCTTTCCTGCGAAGGAGTACTAGGCAGTCAAGAGGTAACCATCAGCGAAGAAGTTCGAATTCTGGTTATGGAATTCTGGTGTACATGAACCGTACACAGCCTTCTTGTTGTAGGCACCGTTCTCCGCCAAATTCTTGATGAAAGGCATATCGAGATATGCAACTTTGATCTTTTCTGGTCGGATAGCGAGGACCCTGCCGTTAGCGTCAGCTGACTGCTGAACGTAGCGGTGCTTGTGGATAGAAACCGTACCCATCGAAGTCTCGAAGGTGGTAACAGTCCTGACAATCGTCATGATTGTAGGAGTATTAACAACGACGTTGTTCTTCTGAGTAAAGTTATCAACTACTCGTCTCATGATACCACCAACGTAGACATCGGTTGCAACATCACCGTTTGAGGTGTTCCAACAGTTCTGCATGAGAGCATCGAGGATTGTGGCCGCGAAGACCGTTCCTGATGTCTGGAGCGTTGTGTTGTTTGCGAGAGATGTACCGTTGATAATACCGTTGAACTTTGCGACGGTGCCTGAGACACCGGAAGCCAAAGTTGCTCGAACGAGGTCGAATTCAAGGGCATTACCCCAATCCTTCAAAGCCTTCGTAAGCTGACGATCCAATTCATTGATACCTGAGTAAGACTGAACTACTTCTGAGGGCCTTGATACGATGAAAGCCTTTGCGATTTCCTCGACGATGTTTGTCAATCGTGAAGGAGTCGTAAGACCTGTTACCGTAAAGTCGGTTCCCTGCTCTGTCGCGAGTGAAGCGGCAGTGAGGAGAGTGTCAGTAAGGTAAGAGTGAACCATATTGATAGCCTTTGACTTGCCCAAAGCTGTTTGAATGGTGTTTTCAACAGCCGTGAGAATTTCAATGGAATTCAATACGACATCCTCCCTCTTTGACGAGTCTCCATAAGTTTGCAATGCGCCTGCAATAGCCATAACTTATGTCTAACTGTTATTCAGAGATTATATTTCAAACGCTTCCTTGACGGCATTCGTCGCGAGGCGTTCTACTTCTTCTTTAGCCGCACCCTGGAAGGCACTGCCTGAAGCGGCACCTTGCTGGATTTCACGAGCTTTCTGAAGGTTATCCCTGCTTACAGCGAGACGGGGATTACTTTCTAGCACTGTTTTCAACTTTGCGCTTTTGTCGTACTCTGATACCTTGTTGAAAATCGACTTGAACTCTTCGCTATTGACGACATCTGAAGGGTTTCCCCCGACGCGTTCAATAACTTTCCGAATTGCAGGATCGGCGTACTGAGGGTTCCTATCATAGAACCGCTCTTTACGCTCCTCCTCCAACTGCTTCGCAAGGGTATCAATCCTCGTGTCGGTGTTGAGCTTAGCGATTACTTCCTTCTCAATGTCTTCTGTTTTCTTTCCGACATAGGAGAAAGTGTCCTTAATAGACTTTAGGGCTGCATCCTTTGTGGGGAACTGCTTGCCGAGGTGCTTGTTAAGGTCTTCAAGGGTCATGGCCTCGATTGCTGGGGCCTGACCCGGGGGCACGGTCGAAGCAGCTCCGCCTGCGTCTGCTGCATTCAATTGAGATGCATCAGGTACTGCCGGTGGGGTATTGTCTTCTGGTGGCATGTGTAAAACGTACTAACTGATAAATCGGGTACTTTTCGATTAAATACCCGCCTGAAGCCGAGGCGGAAACTCAATCAGTCCTCAATGACTGCGAGGTACGATTTATGCTGTGGTTTATTTTCAATGGCCGTCTGCGCCGTTCCTTCGATGTCCCGCAGGACTTCGAAGAGGATCTCTGCCGCCCGCTTCTGCGCTTTCATTTCCCGCAAAAGCTTCGTGGCATTTCCTGTCTGAATGATGTCAATGTACTCCGATACGTCCTGGAGCTGAAGGATCTTGGTGGTGAACTTCTCCCGAGCAAACCTCCAGCCGTGGTGGTTTACCAACTCTAGCAGGGCCTTCTGCTCGTCTTGTACTTCTTGATTCTCGGCTTTTTCCTTATCCATTCATGAGATATTAACGTTGCTTAACCATAGCACGTTGTGCGATGTTTTGCAAGTTCGGCGGTACTGCACCGGCCATCGGTGTCTCCTGACCTTGCTGCAGTGGTGTTCCAGCCTGCTGCGGCTGGACCTGATCCTTCTTAAACGACAAGCCCATGAGATCGAATGCCTCGCGGAGCATCGATTCCCGGTACTCGGGTGCCATCGGCAGGAGCTGCACGATGTTCTGAATCGTTACCGCCGTATCGAGATCCTCGTTTGAAACCTTGAACTTCGTGTCGACGGCTTCGGCGATGATCTCCTGAACATTCTTGACCAGAAGCTGCGACTTGCTCGACAGCCGCTCCATTTCCTTATTGATCGCCCCGAGATACTCCTCCTGGGTCGGCAGCACATTGCCCTTGTTCAACTCTTCCGTGACCCGATTGATGGCAATGCTCTCGATCAGTTTCTTCCACCGGTCGTCATCGCCTGTTAGTTTCGCAATGTCGCCCGCCTTAATGGTCTTTGCAATGATCGGCAACGCTCCCCGGTCCATCCACCGCTCGAGGAAATTCCCTGCCCCCTCCTTAAACATCGTGTACGAGCTCTTCGCATTCGTGTTCGCTGTCGCTGCCGCGGTCGCCGACGCCGAGGCCGGCATGATGTCGCCGTTCGAGATCGGCTGGGCGCCGGTGATCTGCTGCGACCAGTACTTGATAACCTCCTCGTCCCGGTATGAGGATTCCGACGCCTCGTTGACCCGCAGCTGGGCGATGTCGTCGTGCTCCTGCACCTGAATCGCGCCATTGACCGGCAGCCGGTTCAACATCTGCGCCGTGATCCCCCGTCCTTTCTTTATCGTGAAAATACCGAGCTGCGACACATACGACCGGTTGATCCGGATATTGATGATTGTGTTCAAATATTCCTGTAACGCAAGTACCCGCTCGGCGACGCCGAGGCCGTACCACCGTCCCGTGATCTTTGCCGCCCGCCACTCCTCGTACGGCTTCAAAACATTCCCGAACTTATCCTTCTTCTTGTTCTCCTCGACGAAGTGCATCGTCGGCTCGCTCGATTCCAATCCCGATACGACAATGTGGCCGTCGATCTCCTCCTCCGCATCCTCCGCCTTCTTGTCCCCTGTGACGAGCCAGCGCGGGATCTTCCCCCAGCACTCCCACACATCGCGATAATTGCCCGTCGTCTTCGAGCCGAAGTTCGCCTGACGCGACCCGTCGCCCTTGCTTAAAATCTGCGTCCCGCCCAGCCCTTTTACATTCTTCCACCCCGTCATCCCCTCAAGCTGCGACGGCAAGAGTACCGTCCGTTCCGTCACCCGGTACGCCGTCTGAATGTTCTCTTCCGTCGGGTCAATATAAAAATTCAAGAGGTCAACCGTCCGGCGTCGCATGACCGGCATCCCGCTCGACGAATCCTCCCATGTCTTCCAGACGACCGTGCCATCGATCAGCACCGTCCGCTCGTCAGCATCGAGCACCTCCCCGAAATACAATCGGTCGAGGTACTCCTTCACGAGGAGCCGCGTGATCTCCGTCATCTCGTAGCCGTTGTCATTCCTCGCAATGAAGCCGAGGTCCTTCGTGTCGAGGTCGATGTTCTTCGTCCACGTCTCCACGAGGCTCATGACGAGCGCGATCCACACCTTCTCCCGCCCCGTGTTCTTGTCGTTCGGCTCATCGAACACCCCCCAGTAATTCTTCCTAAATATGCGAATCAGCTCCCGCATCCGAAACCCCACCTTCGGGGTAATGAACGAGACGGCGTCTTCCCAGTTCGTCCGCTCCTGGTCGACGATGGCGATGCACTTGTCCTGAATATCCTTCTGTAAAATAGTCTGTTGTTTTTTGGTCATACCTCAAAAATAATAAAATCGAGAAGGTAAGGTGATGACCGCCTTATTTGCCTGCATTATACCACAGATGAGCTTCGCAAGCACATAAACCTGCGGTTAAGCGTACGACCCATTGTACATCTCGAACGGCTCACTATCGTCCATGATGTACGGGTCGTCCGTGAGAATAACGTACCGCAAGGCATCGAGCGCGTGATCCATATCCTTGACCGGGTTCTCCCGGTCATTCCGGTCTGAGGTGGAATCCGGGTAATGGTACGATTCCAGTTCCTCGATGAGTGGGCCGCACCGCTTGTGGATGTGGAGCCGGTTCTGCTTGAACAACTCGCGCACCCGGGAGATACCGTTCCGCACCGAATCCTTCCCCTTCGTCACCTCTCGGATATTCACCTGCCGGCTCTTAAGTTCGTCGATCGCCGCCGGGTTCTCCGGGTCGGGGAACACATAATTGAACTTCTGCGCTTTCACATAATCCGCCACCTTCGCGTCCGTCTGCCCCGTCTTGTAATAGAGGTCCTCCACCCAGTAGTGGTTGTCCGAGTCCTTCTGGATGTGGACGACTGCCGCAGGGTTCGTGTACCCGAAGTCGACGCCCGCAATGTACGCCACAGAGCCCCTCGGGAGCTCGTGATCGTAAAGATGCGTGTGCCGGTCGAACTCCTTATAAACCAGTCCTTCTTGGCGCCTGAAGTCCGCGAGATACTCCTGGGCGAACTGGTCCTCGCTCATT